CGCTGCTCGGGCTTTGGGGCGCTGATATGCCCGATGGCGTTTCCCATGTGCCGCCGGCGCATGAGATGATCGATCCGCTGAAGGACACGACGGCGGTGATCGCGCAGGTCCGCGCTGGCTTTACCCCGCAATCCGAAGCCACCGGCGCCTTTGGCTATGATTTCCGCCAGGCGGTGGAGGAAATCCGCAAGGCGAATGCAGCGCTGGATGCGGCAGGCATCTCGCTTGATACCGATCCCAGGCGCGTCGCCAAATCCGGCGGTGCGCAGGATGCGGCGCAAATGGCGGCGGTGGAAATCGCGGCCACCGGCACGGCGGCACCGCCGCGACAGAACAATACTCCCGGAGCAGCAGCATGAGCACTGGCGGCTACGATCCGATTGAGGACATGGTGAAGGTGAAGTCCGTCCAGAAGAAATGGCGTGACAGCTTTACCGGCACAGACCTCAATCCCGGCAAATGGACCCAGCAGCTTGCCAGCGGCGCCAGCCTCGGTGTTGCCGGTGGTGTGCTCACCATGGGCAGTGGTGTTGTGGCTGGTGCGGAAAGCTGGGTGCTGAGCACCGAGGTTTTCACCATCCCCTTTCGCGTTTCCATCGCGCTGACGCTGTCGCAACGCATCGCCAATCAGGGTTTCCTGGTAGAGGCGGTGAGTGTGAACCGCGAAACGGGTCAGCCTGATGGTCAGCACGCCATTGCGCTGCTGTTTGATGGCATTACGCCCACATCGGCGAAGTATGAGGTGCAGAATGGTGGGCTGGCACGGCTTTCCTCGGCAGCGGTCACTTTCCCGACCTCGGTAAGCGGCAGCATTTATGAGATTGAGGCCTTTGCCGATGAAGCTTGGTTTCACGGCGGCGCTTTGGATGCCGCGACGGGCCGCGCCAATTCCTATCGCCGGCACCAGCAAATCCCGGATCCCAATGCGCTCTATAAGGTGCGGCTGCGCTGGCTGAATAGTGCAACGGCGCCGGCAAGCAATACCAATGCGGTGGTGCAGTTTCTGGCGGTGCAGGATTACGCCGAATTGACGGCGGAAATCACCGCCGGGCGCGGGCAATCCGCGGCGGGGCAGAGTGTCGCGGTCAATGTGGTTGGGGTGCCCACAGTCACGCCCGCAGGGGGACAGGCGCGGAATACCGCCGGTGCCCTGCCGGTGCTGGTGGCAACCGGTGCTTCGGCCAATCCCCTGGCGGTGACGACGGGGCGCGGTGTTGATCTGCTGGCAACGCTAATTGGCGCTTTGGTCAGTAAGCCCTTCTCCATCCCGGAGTTGGATTGGGCCTATGCGGGGCCGGTTGCTGGCTTGGCAACGGCTGCCGATACGGCGGCGAAGGCTGCGGCAGGGGCTGGCATTCGGAATTACGTGACGGGGGTGCAGGTGCAGAATGCCTCGGCCACTGCGACGGAGTTTCAGATCAAGGATGGAACAGCGGCGGTGCTGTGGCGCTGCCTGCTGCCCGGCAATAGCGGTGTGTATGACATTGCCTTCCCGAGCCCGCTTAAGGGCACGGCCAATGCGGCGCTGAATGTCCAGGCAGTCAGCGCCGGCAGTGTCGTGATTGCCAATCTGCAGGGATATGCCGCGCCATAAATGCATCTAGCCGCAAACACGCGAGTTAATCGGAACTCTAGCCTTGATAGGGCATGGTTGCCTCGGGCGTGCACAAGCTTGGATCAAAAGCAGGCAGCCCAACATATTCGTGGGCGTGGTTTCCTTCGTGGTTGTCCATGCCTGGCGCCGTCAGACGCTTTTTCGGTTCTGCGTAACTATCGATCTGTCTCTTGGGTCGCTCATGCCATTGTAGGTTGAACGCCCAAAGATTCGGGAAAAAGCGCATTTTTGAATAGGGCAGATGGTCATGGATCCACCACGCAAGCTTCCGCCAATCTCCTGGCTGCTTGTACCGATCATGGAACCATGGAACTACGATACAGGCGGTTGCACCCATACAGTTATTCTCATCGCGTAGGTCCCAAATATGAGCTGCCGCATTTTTCTCATTGGACGCGCAGTTATGGCCTTTCTTGTTCCCTTCCTCATTCACCTTCCGCGAGCGATAGGCGGACCTGATCGCAATTCTACCGAAGTGATTTTGAATCGGTTCCAGTAATTCCTGGCAAAGGCGTTTGCCGACCTCGATAGCAAGATCACGGTCATCAGGCACGTTTGGGATGCCGTATATCTGCGAGATGTCGGAGTAAAGAAAATCCCTCATGAAAAAAGATTTGGATAGTCGCTCCCGACCAAAATTCTCGAGCGCCTCTACTGACATTGGCTTTTGCATCCGGATGACCCCATTCTTTACAACTGCCTCTCAGTTCGCCGCACTTCGGCAATCTTTGCAAGGCAGTACCCATCGCCCCCGCCGCTGACCCCAAGATTTGTAAGCCAGCCAACCGCCAGGGGCGCAGGCGCCAGCACCCTCTCAGGAGAGCCAATGACCGAAGCCACCGAACCGGGCGGGGATCTCCCCGTGCCGGAAGCTCCTCTTTTGCCTGATCGACTTCCCACCGATGGGCAATCGATCATCGCGCAGCGCACGCTTGCGGCACCCACCAGCGTGGATCGCGCAACCCGCAGCGTAGATGTGGTCTGGTCCACCGGCGCGCGGGCGCGGAACTTCGTTCCCTCCCTCGGCGGCATTACCGAGGAACTGGATATGTCGCCCAATGCGGTGCGCATGGCGCAGCTACGGTCGGGCAATGCCCCGGTGCTGAACACGCATCGCAGCAGCGATGCGCGTGATGTGCTGGGCCGTGTGATCGCCGCACGGCTTGAAGGCGGGCGCGGCCATGCGCGGCTGCAATTTTCTGCCGCCGCCGATGTTGAACCGCTCTGGCAGCGCATTGCCGATGGCACGCTGCGTGCCGTCAGCATTGGCTACCGCGTGCATCGCTATGACCAGCGCCCCGATCCAGTGAGCGGCGAGATGATCTACCGCGCCGTGGATTGGGAACCTTTTGAGATTTCGATTGTGCCCATCCCCGTTGATCGGGATGCGCAAGTGCGTGGCGCGGCGCCGCAGGGCGCGCCGTCCTTCGCCATTGAACCTGCCCTGCCTGACGAGGAACCCCCCATGACCGAGACGACGCCGGAAATCCCGGCAGCCCCTCCGGCGCCGCAAGCCGCGTCGCCTGTCACTGTACCGCAGGTGGAGGCACCGCCTGATCTTGAAGCGCTGCGCGCGGAGGCACAACGCGCCGAACGCGAACGCATCGCGGCGATTGATAGCGCGATTGAGGCTGCACGCAGTGTGGTTGCACCGGACATTGCCGCCCCGATCCGGCGCGAGGCGGTGGAGCGTGGCTGGAATACCGAGCAAGCGCAGCGCGCCATGTTCGAAGCGCTGCTGCGGCATGCCGCGCCGCCCTCTGTCCCCGCGCGACCGGAAACCGGTCCGGGGCATGACGCACCGGCGGCCATCCTGGACGCCATGGCCGAGGCTCTGGCTGCGCGCTCTATGCCCGGCTATCAGCCGCAAGGTGCTGGCCGCCATGTTGAATTCATGGGCTGGCGGCCTTCTGACATGATCGGCGAATTGCTCCGCCTGCGTGGCGAGCGCCAGGTGCCACGCAACCCAGCGCTGCTGGCGGAACGCGCTTTTCACACCACCTCCGACTTCCCGCTGCTGCTCTCGGCGGCCGCAAACAAGATGCTGCTGGCGGCGTATCAACCGGCGGCGCCGAGTTACCGCCAGATCTTCCTCCGGCGTGATTTCCGCGACTTCAAGCCGCACCGGCATCTGCGCGTGGGGGATTTCCCGACCCTGGCGCCGCTGATGGAGAATGGCGAGATCCAGGCCGGCACCATGTCGGAAAGCCAGGAAATCGTGCTGCTGCAAACCTTCGCGCGTCGCATCCGTGTCACGCGGCCAATGCTGGTGAATGATGACCTGGGCGCCTTCACGGATTTCGCTGCCGCCATTGGCCGGCGCGTGGCGGATTTCGAGAATGCCACCGCCTATGGCTTGCTGAACCTGGCCAATGGTGATGGGCCAACGCTTGCCACCGGCAATGCTGCGGTGTTCGGCACGGTGGCGGCGCGGGCGAATAAGGCGGCGTCGGGCACGGCGCTGGATATCGTGAACCTCGCAGCCGGCCGTGCCGCGATCCTGCGGCAAAAGACGCTGGATGGCCTGCCGATTTCCGTCGGTAATGCCATGAAGCTGCTGGTCGGCCCGAGCCTTGAACTGCCCGCGCGGCAATTGACGGTGAGTGTGGGTGCCACGCAGATCAGCAACGCCAATATCTATGCGGGCTTTGTCCAACCGCTGGTCGAACCGCTGATCCCGAATAATCGCTGGTACCTGTTTGCCGATCCGCCGACCGCGCCGGTCTATGTCTATGGCTACCTGAATGGCGCAGAGGGGCCGCAAGTCACCACCGGCCCGGTCTCCGGCGTGGATGGTGTTGAGGTCAGTGTGATCTTTGATTTCGGCGTCGGCGCCATTGATTGGCGCGGGGCTTGGTTCAATCCGGGCGCCTGATCACCGGTCGTGGGACCTGCCGATGCCGCAGCGCC